TCATAACCTGAAGGTCGTTGGTTCAAATCCAACCCCCGCAACCACCACAACAGTACATTCCGATCCCCTCTTGGCTTTGCCGGACGTCGCCAGGGCGACGGCGGCTTCGAGCGACGTTACGACGTCGATCGCGACGCCTCGGCCTTCCGGTGCGGGCCGTACGACGATTTCGTGGATGAGCGCGCGAATTTCGCCGGCCGAGCCTTCGGCGGTGACATCCTCGCATTTCAGGCCGGCAATGAGGGCCTTGACCCGTTCGCGGTAGATGTCCGCGATGCGCGGGTGCAGGGCGATCACCGTCGTCGCCTCCTCCTCGCCTTGCAGCTGCTCGAGCTCGCTTCGCAGCCGATCGCGTTCCGCCGTGTGCTGCTGGAGCGCGACGCGCACGTCGGCGAATTCGGCGGCGCCTTCGGCGAGCGCGGCGACCAGGCGAGCCACGGCCGCTTCGGCCTGGCGCAGCTGGCTCTCGCACGCATGTCTGCGTTGCTCGACCGAACCCGCGTTGCGCTGGCGTTCCGCGTGGAAGTCGCGGACGGCCTGCGAGACGGCCTCGGCCGAAAGCAGCTTTTCCTCAAGACCGGCCAGGACACGCTTCTGCAGCAGCTCGCGCTTGATGGTCCGGCCGTTTTCGCAGGTCCCGCCGGCGTAGCGGCCGGAGCAGCCGAGGCGATCGGAATTAACGACCGCATAGGAGCCCCGACAGCAACCGCAACGCATCAGGCCGGACAGGAGGTGCGCAGGCCGCCGGCGATCGCCGAGAGGCGCCCGTGCGCGCCGGTCGATCTCGTGCTGCAGCCGGGCCCACAGCTCCTCTTCGACGATGCGAAGTTCGGGCATCTCGGCGACTTCGTGCGCTTCGGCCGGGTTCGTCCTGGGCACGCGGTTGCGCGTGTCGGGATCGCGCACCCAACGGGTGCGGTTGAACACCAGGCGGCCGGCGTAGATCGGATTGTGGAGGATGCCGGTCTGCCGCGCGCGATTGCCCATCAGGGTCGACACGCGCCATTCCCCACCGCGCGGGCCCGAGATGCCCGCCTTGTTGAGATCGCGCACGATCGCCTTCGGGCTTCGACCGGCAACGAACTGTTCGACGATTCGGACGACGATCTTCGCCTGCTCGGGATCGACCTCGCGCAGACCCTTCACCAGCTCGCCCTTGGCGTCGAGCTGGCGGACGAGGCGGTAGCCATAGGCGAGCCCGGCCGGGAACTGCCCGCGGGCTACGGCGCCGCGCTGGCCGCGGCGAACGCGGTCGGCGATCTTCTGCAAGTCCTCGGCGTCCATCGCGCCCTGGACACCGACGTCGAGCTGGCGCAGCTCGCCCCGCGCGAGCGTGACAATTCGCGCGTCGTGATGGCGCACGCGCTTGTAGATGCCGGCGATGTCCTCGAGATCGCGCGCCAGGCGGTCCTGGTGCTCGCAGAGGATGGTGTCGAAACGGCGCTCTGCGAGCGCGGCGAGTAGCGCCATCAGCCCGGGCCTCCGGTTGCGCGCGCCGGAGATTCGCGCGTCTGTGAACTCGTCGACAACGATCCAGCCCTTGTCGGCCGCGAAGCGCCGGCAGTCGCGCAGCTGGTCGTCGACCGAGGTGTCTTTCTGACGGTCGGAGGAGAAGCGGGCGTAGATCGCGCAGCGAGCGGCGTCGGGCATGGGGGCGAACTCCGGTGGATGGCAGACGCCACAGCATCGTCTGCCGCCATTTCTCGGGCAATCGCTTTCACGATCGACGCGACGACGGGGGCGAGGGTCATATCGCGAGCTCCACGATGTCATCCTGGATCGCTGCGAAGACGCGGCCGTCCTCGACCCACACAAGCTCAACCGGCCAAACCTTTGTCCACTTGCCGGTGGCGCGATCAGTGCCGTTCACCGTCAGCGATGCGCCCGAGCGCTTGATTCCCCATGTCTCGATGGTCCTCACGGTCGAATTCCCGCCGCGCGAAGGCGAGCGACCGCGTTGATGCTCCATTCGGCCAGCATCGCCTGTTCGTCGTCGCCGCTCCCGCCGGACACGCCGCAACATCGCAAGTAGCAACCGAGCGGCTGCGTCATCAGCGTCGGCCAGGCTCGCCAGACGATCGCGCCGAATGATTGCTCGAGCGCTTCGATTACCGCACGGGGCGGATCGTCGTTCAGCCGGCCGGCGTTGACGAGCTTGAGCGCGTCGTGGAGAGGGGCGAGGGTGTGGGTCATCGCCGCCGCCGCCGCATCATAAACTCGGCCGCGCGGACGCCGCCGGCGGGCACGTAGGAGACGAAGCCGAGCGAGTGGAGGCGGCCGAGATCGTTGATGAACGTCTTGGTGCGGACGTGCTTGTTGACGGCGGCCGCCAGGTAGTCGCGGGCCAGGGTCTGCGGGAAGCCTTTCACCACCAGGTCGAACAGGCGGCGCTGAGACTGCGTCAGGAGCGTCCGCAAGCGGTCGCGCAGGGCAACCGGGGTGCCGGGGACGTCGACCGCCTGGGCGCGCCGCAGGCCGGCCTCGGTGAGCACGACGCCGACGCCTCCGACGTAGTCGACCAGGCCGGCGGTTCGCAGCGATCCGAGGTCGTTGATGAACGTCTTGGTGCGGACGTGCTTGCCGACGAGCTGGGCGAGCAGCTCGCGCCGCACCGGGCCGCGATCGAACATGACCGTCGCCCAGCGCGCCCAGTCGAGGATCGCCTGTTGGCCGCTCGAAACGCGATCCCCCGCCGCCTCGGCCGACCGAATCTTTTCCGGCTTTGGCGGCGGGGGTGCGGTCTCTCCCGCCGTCACGGCCGTCCGCTCAGCCGTCGCAGCTGCGATGCCCAACCTCGCAGCGGGCTCGGCCGCAGGCACCCTTGTGCCAGCGGTCGCGTGGGACTCATGGGCCCGTTCGATCGCGTGCACTTGATCGTGGTCGACGATCATCGCGATCTGGCGCAGGTGTTCTATGAGGTCGCCGGCCCGATTGTACCAGTACTCGGCCGAGTCATAAGATGCGGCGAGGAGACCTTCGAGCTCGGCGATGCGATTGTCGCGCTCCACAAGTAATCGGCCGACTTCGCCGCCCTTCTTGAGCGCCGCGACCGGCTCGGCCGGGATCGTATCGTCGGGATAGTCGCCATCGTCGTCGGCAGCGACCGAAGCGAGCGCGGCCTGTAGCGCACTCAGGTCGATGGAAGGGAGCTTGACCGCCTCGACCGTCTCGCCATGCTTCGGCGTGCGGCCACTGTCGTAGGTGTCGAACAGCGGGAAGCGGACGCGCTCGAGGAAGTCGGCCGACGGAACCCAGGCGAACGCCTCGCCGACCTCGAGCTTGGCGAGTTGCTTGGCGAGCGCCTCGGCCTGGTCGGGGTCGTGCGCGTCCATCCACTCGCGGATCGCCTTGCGATCATGCGGCGTGGTCACCTTCATCGCGATCAGGCTTTCGGCCTGGCTGCGCAGGTTGGTGTTGAGCACGGCCGGCCGCTGGGTCAGCATCCACATGAAGATCCCGCGCTGGCGGCCGAGGCGGATCAGGTTCTCCATCGCGTGCAGCAGGCGGGCCATGTCCGCGGGCACGCGTTGCGGGGCGAGCTGGTCGGCCTCGTCGAGAAAAAGCGTGATCGGCTGCGTGTTGTTCTCGTAGAGCGCTTCGGCGAAGTCGCGGGCGAAGCGGCGCATCGCCGCCTGGCTCGGGAAGCCCGACAGATCCACGACGCACGAGAGGTCGTGCGTAGCGACGAGGCGGCCGAGCATTTCGCCCATGTCCTGCGTCAGCGCGAGGTCGCCGTGGGCGCCGCCGAAGATCGGGATGTCGAAGCCTGAGGGCCCGCCCGCCTTGTCCATGCGGATGCCCCACCAGTCGCCCTTGGGATCGATCGCGCAGCAGCGGTGGCCGGCCTCGAGCTCGTGCTCGAACAGCACGCGGCCTGTGCCGGACTTGCCGGCGCCGCGTCGGCCGAAGATCGCGCCGCAGTCCTCGAGCGCCTCGAGCGGGATCGGCAGGTCAGCCATCGGCCGTCTCCCCGAGCAGCAGGCGATTCTCGCGGACGACGTCCTCGAGCGCGAGGCGCCAGACCGTCGCGCCCAATTCGTCGCCGTCCTTGATGCGGCACTGCAGGTGCTCGCATTGCTCGCGAAGGTGGCTCTCGAGCTTGGCCCACGCCGGACGAATCCAATCTAGCTCGCCGTAGGCGGCATCGATCTCGGCCTGCAGCTCGATCCGCTGGTCGCGGCGGACCTGCGTCTCGTGGGCAAGCACGGCGAGCAGTTCGTCGCGGCGCTGGCGCAGCGGCTCGACTTCCTTGATGCACGCCTTTGCGATCCGCTCGGCCGTGTCCCGCTCTTCGATCAGAGCGCGGATCCAGCGCTCGAGGCGCTCGGCCCCGTCAGGCAGATCGAGGATGCCGCCGATGTAGGCCCTGTCGATCACATGCATCATCAGGCGAACTCCCGACCTGTCGCGGCGATCGCCCGGACGAGGTTGCGCGTGCCTTCACGAATGGCCGCTTCGCGCCGAAGATTGGGCATGGGCGAGCTCCACCCTGCCACGCGATCGATGATGTAGCCGGCGATGTCGGTTTCTTCCTCGATCTGCTTCCGCGTTTGGCCGGCGTCGAGACGACGCGCGACTTCAGCCTCGTTCGTGTAAAGCCCCATCAGACCGCTCCCGTCAGGCTAAGGCCGATCGCGAACGCGGCGACGATCGCGGCCAGCAGCAGGCGACGGCGCCAAGGTCGACGACGGGGAGGGCCGTCGATCGCCTTGTGCATCGGGACGATCGGGCGGGCCTGTCCCTCGTAGACGTGGGAGCGCCGGCGCATCAGCCCAGGTTCCGCAGGTAGTGGCGCAACTTACGCAACAGCACGCCGCCGATCAGGCGCTGCCAGTTGCCGCGATCGTCGCGGCGCCAGAGCGTGTAAAGGCTCGCGCGGCCGTGCAGGACGGAGACGCGGTCGGCCCACAGACGAAACTCGCCGCGCTCGAACGTGTGGAGACGCACGGCGGCCATCAACCCATCCCCAGCGCGGCTTTGTAGGTATCGAGGATCGCTTCCATCTCTGCGCGATCTTCGGGCTTCATTTTACGAAGCCGGTAGATCTGCCGCATCATCCTGGTGTCGTAGCCGACGGCCTTGCCCTCGGCGTAAACATCGCGGATGTCATCAGCGACGCCCTTCTTCTCTTCCTCGAGGCGCTCGATGCGCTCGATCAGCAGGCGCAGGCGGTCGTCGATGACTACGGCCATCAGTGGCGTCCTTTGTCCAAGTTCAACTTTGTTTCCGGCTTGGGTGCGCGGCGATCGTCGGGAAAGCCGGCGAACGAGGGGCTGTCGGGCTGCGCGTCGCGCGCGGCCGCGGCGATGCTGTGCCACGCCTCGATCGTGACACCGGGCGCCGGACGACCGGCGCAGCGCGGCAGCGGAAACATGGGCGGCATGCTACGCATCAGGCGGGCTCCTGCATGAGCCGCGGCCCGCCCAACGCCACCGTGTCGAGCCAGTCGGGCGGCGTTTCGCCCTGCAGCTTCATCGGCATCTGAACGCCCACGAAATCCCGGTCCTCGAGATCGAAGACGAGGTGCGGGCTGTGCTCGTCGATGCCACGCATCGTGATGCGCTCGCCGAAGGCGGCAAGGTGCTTGGTCTGGAAGGTGCGGACCTGGTCGTCGTCCTGCGGCCGCGGAACGACCCGCCGCCATTCCGGGTATGGGCCGTCGATCAAGACGTCGCCGAAGCGGATGCGGCATTCGTCGACCATCGAGATCGCCAGCGCCGAATTACCCGGCCACATGACGTCGACCAGCGACAGCCAAGACGTCGCTCCCCGGCGGGCCATGACCGCCCAGGTATCCCGCCCGGGCCAGTCGGTTTCGACCGCCTGCTTCGGCACGCGGCAGACCTGAGCCTCGTTGACGATCCCGCCGCGATCGAACCTCACACCGAGCGCATGGCCGTCGGTCGCGATGCAAAGCGCGCCCTGGTCGGGCGTGGAGCCCGCAGGCTCGACCCGCACTCCCGTAAGGTAGTAGCGAGCATCCTCCTGCCCGGCGAAGCGCCGGGCGCGGAGCAAGGACTGCAGCCGAACGGCGAAGCAGACCACGAGCTCTGCGGGCTCGTCCATCAGACCGTCTCCGGTTCGACGTCGGCCGCCTGGTCGTTCACGTTCGGCTCGAGGTCCTCGCCGGCGTCGGGCTCGAATTCGAGCGCCTCGTCGGGCGGGTTGTCGCCCGTGCCGTCGTCCTCGGCGTCTTCGGCGGCGAGGGCCTCGTCCTCCTCGCGCAGCTCCTGCTGCTCGAGCTCGTAGCGGCGCTCGGCCTCCTCGAGCTGGGCGTCGACGTCGGCGAGCGGGATTTTGACGAGCAGAGCGACCGTCGCCAGCCCCGCCGCTTCATCGACTTGGAACGGATCGATCCAGCGGGCGCCATCCGCCGGCCAGAAGGCACGGCCTTCGAGTTCGGTCCCGGCCACTTTCGGCGCGGCCAACCGAGCGGCGCGATAGCGTATCAGCGCGGCCCGACGGCGGGCTTCGTACTCTGCGTTACTTAGCGCGCGCCGGGCATCGATGTCGTCGTCATCGTCCTCTGCGTGCTCCCGGACGAAGTAGGTGTCGGCATCCTGCACGAGCGTGGCATCATCGCGGATCGAGAAGTAGGCGATCGCCTCGGCGCGCGCCTTGGCCGTGAGCCCGACCGCGCCATGCCATTCACGCACGTAGCCTTCGGGCGCCGGCACGCTCCAGCCTGTAAACGGAGCGAGCACCGCGTCGAGCCAACCCGCGTCCTGGGCGAGCCTCTGCGCCTCGGTTTCCCCCTTCTCGCGGGCGAGCCTTTCGACCAGTGCCATGTCGAGCGCGATCTCCCGCTCGTCTTCATGGAAGAACAGGTCGGTCGCGGTTTCACCCCCGGCCGCGCGGTAGGCATCGATGCCGATATAGCGGACGAGCTTATGGTCGATGGGGTAGAACCGCCCATTCAGCTCGTCGCGGATCGTCCGCGCATCGTGTTTGCCATAAGTCCCGGTCCGCTTCTCGTGCGAAGTGAATACCTTGAGCTGCTCCTTCGGGTCGGGGTGCGACGCGTAGGCGCTGGCGGTGCCGATCGTGATCCGTCCGTCCCGCAGGGCGTCGAGGATCTCCGGGGCGAGCGCGGCGAGGGCAAGCCGCTGGCGGACGTAGCGCTCGGTGACGCCGAAGCGCTTCGAACAATTGGCGATCGCCGTCGCCTGGTCCATGCCGTCGCGGGTCCAATCCTGGATCAGCGCGTCGAACGCCTCGACCTCGTCGGCCGGGTTCATCGCGACCTTCTGCAGGTTCTCCGCCAGGCTGGCCTGGCGAGCGTCGGCGGCGGCAATGACCTTGCAGGGAACCGGCCAGTTTGCCGGCAGGACTTTCCGCTCGGCGCACAGCTTGAGCGCGCGCAGCCGGCGGCCGCCGGCATCGACGAGGAAGCGTTTTCCCTTGCCGGGCGCCGGCGTGACGACGAGGTTCTGCAGCAGCCCCTTGCTGGCGATGCTGTCGGCCAGGCCGGGAATGTCCTCGTCGCCGTTGGTCTTGCGAACGTTGGCAGGCGACAGGTCGAGCTTGTTCAGCGGGATCGATTCGAGCATTGGTCAGTCCTTTCCGTTGCCAGTCACTTTGGTGGCGGATTCGACCGCCGCGGCTTCAGACACCGCAGCGGGTTCGCGTGCGGCGGCGCCGGCGGAAGCCGGTGTCGCCGCATTGCTTTCGGGATCGAGGAAGCGGGCCCCGGCGAACGCGGCCGTGACGATCGAGGCGACGTAGACCGCCGCGATCGCGAGATACTCGCGCCACAGCCTGCGCGGCGCGTCGCGGGTCATGGCAGCATCACCCATGCGATCGCCCACGTGATCGCTACGATACCCAGGGAGCATCCCAGGCCAGGAAGCTCGGCCAGCGCCGCGGGGTTGTTTGCCTTGGCGTAGGACACGGTGCGTAGAACTGCCGCCGGGCAGACGGCGACGAGCGGGCGGGCCAGCGCAATCATGACGGCACTCGCACGTAGCGGAGCGGCTCGCCGGCCGGCGACCGCGGCACGGCCGGGGCGATCAGGAGTACCCCCCCCCCCCCCCCGCTGCCGACGAAGGTGGCCACGCTCCTCAAGCCCGGCGAGCAGTCCTGGCACGCCCGAGCGACTGCGAATGCCGATCGCGCGCGCGATCTCCTTCTGGGTAGGCGACTTGCCTGAGTGAGCGCCCTGATAGCCGGCGATGAAGCGCAGCACGTCGAGTTGGCGGGGCGTTGGCGAAATTGCCATCAGACAGCCTCCCCGCACGCCGAGCAGAGCTCGGGATCTTCGGTCCAGGCGCACGGCCCGGACGCCGTCTCGCAGGCATCATGCCAACTGCAGGCGCAAGAGCGGCAGACTTGAGGTTGCGGCAGGCCGGAGCCCGGGCCGGCGAAATGAAGCTCGAGCAGCTGGAAATAGATCTCCACGTCGAAAGCGAAGATGTTGCGCAGCTGGTCGGCTTCGGGCCGGCTGAATGGCATGTCGTCGCGCTCGGCCGCGGCCAACCGAGCGGCGCAGCGGGCGCGCTCCTGCGCGGAGCGTCGGCCGACCGACCAGGGCATGGCGGCCATCGATGCGCCGGCCTGCAGCTGACCGAGGCGCGCGGCCTCGCGGCGCTTGCGCAGGTAGGTGCCGGGTGAAAGCGGCGCGAAAGTCGGCGCGGGCGGCACGGACGGGAGCGGCCCGGCATCGGCGAGCGGCAGCTCGCGTTCGGGCGTGGCGAAGACCAGCGGTCCAAACCCTCCCTCGAATTGGCAATCGGTCATGGCGCGTTTCCTCAGACAGCAGAAAGGCGTTCCCGGCCGCGCGGTTCGCGGCGGGTGACGGTTTGAAATGGCGAGCCAGTAGCTCGGGCGGCTTAGGCGCCGACGGGCACGGCCTCCGAAAGGCCGTCGTCATCGTTGGCGGCAGTCCTCGGCGGCACCTCCCGGCCGCCTGTGTTGTCGTTGACGGGGTTGTCGTTGGCAGAATCGTCGTAAGCGGGCGCCGGAGCGGACCCCGGGTTGTCGTTCACCGGCCGGCGCGGGGCGCTCTGTCGCAGGTGAACCTCGGGGTCGGGGCGCGCGCTCGGCGAGATCGTGTGGGTGATCGTGATGTCGGCGCCGAACACGTGGCCGCAATCGTCGTTCGTGCAGCGCAGGTAGAGCTGGCGGACCAGGGCGGTCACATGCTTGCTGCTGCGGACCCGCGCCGCGCTCTTGCAGTGCGGACAGCCGACCGCGTTCAGATAGGGCGGGCGGGCGCTGGCTTGGGCGGCAACGGCCATCAGGCGGGCTCCTCGGTTAGCTGCTTTTCGGCCGCGCGGCGTTGGCGGATGGCGGCAAGGGCGACCGTCTTGGCCGCGATCGATTCCTCGAGCTCGCGTTCGGCCGAGGCGTAATCGGCGTCGTTGGCATCGGGCCTGGCCGCCCTGATCGCCGCCGCGACGGCTTCGCCGCTTTCCTTGGCGGCGATCTCGGTCGCCGCGGCGATCGCCTCGGCCGAGCCGAGCGTGTTGGCCAGCGCCGTCTTGAGGCGCGTGGCGTAGACTTCGAGGAAGGGTGCGCCCGCGCCGCCCGCCTGCTGGTACTCGATGTCGAGCTGTTCCATCGCGCCGGCGCGGATCTCGGCGCTGGTGTCGGGGTCCGACCAGTTGCGGACCGTGCGCTCGGCGAACCCGAGGATTTCGGCCGTTCGCGGCCACCCGATCAGCCCGGCGACCTTGGTCAACGCGAGCTCGTAGGTCAGGGGCGCGCGCCGCTTCGTCATCCCCGATCGTCCTGCCGATCGAGATAGCCGGCGACCGATTGGCGCAGCTCACCGAGCGCTGCCTCGGGTGTTTGACCGTGTGCGGAAGGTGCCGGCAGGCCGGGTAGGCTGGCGATCCACAACTGGTCGTCACGCGACCATTCGACCCGTATCCCACGCGTCGGCAAGCCGTCACGAAGCGGGATGTCGATCGTGATGGAGCGGCCGTCGGTCATGCCAGCGCCTGACCGACGCCGGCGCGCGCCGGTTGCAAAACGGCGCTCCGATCGCACGAGGCAGGATGCGCCCGGGAGGGTAGGCGTGCGCCATGTGCGACCGGAGCGCCTGTACCCGCCGCGGCCAGGGACGGAGGCTGATCGTCGCCTGGCCGCGACGCGGCGGGGGGCTCGGGGGGATAGAGGTCGGGGCGGAGTTCGTTGCGGTCGCCAAGGCCAGCGCCGACGACCTTCTCGAGATGATGCGCGGGCAGAAGGCTCCGATTGCATATCAGTCTCGAGACGTTCTGCTGCGTCGTCCCTATGATGTCGGCAAAGCGACCTTGGCTGCCCGCGAGAACCACCGCTCGACGGAACGCGGCGATGGCTCTCTCATAGAGATGGGTTGGCAACATGAACGAGGAATCGGCCATTTCGGCTGGCTACAACTCATAACAACGATTCGCAACCCTCTAGTTGTAGCCCCGGCTACAACTTCGGTGTTGTAGACGTTTGTGTCATGGCGGGCGGGATGGCGAGCGTCGACTTCAACGCGCAATGGCTGCGCGACATGCGCGCTCGCTTGGGGTGGTCGACGACGGAGACCGCAGAACGCGCGCGAGAAAAGGCGCGCCAGTACGGCGATGCGATCAAGCTCTCGCAGCAACTGGTCTCGAAGTTCGAGAACGGCCGGATCAAGAGCATCCCGCGCTGGCTCGGCTACGTCCAGATCGCCATGTCGCACTACATGGCCCAGAACGAGCTGGACGCGGGGCGAGTATGGGATTTGCGACTTCCTCGTGAAATGAAGGAATATTTTGAGGACCGGCAGGTATGGCTCAATCGTCAACCGGACGACGATTTTGACGAGAGGGCCGAATTGCTGACGAAGGACGAGGAGCTCTTACTTTACAGCTTTCGAAGACTGCCAGACCGAAGCAGGGCAATGTTGCTGGAGTTTCTCGACAGTCTAATCAACGGCGGCAGTGTGCATTCGCCGCGGCTTGCCTTCCGTGCGGAGGAATCATGAAGCGGGTGTGTGCCTGGGTGGGATTAGGGTTGGTCGGAGCATGCGCCGAGCCTGCGACCTTCGAGGAGCTCGATCCGGCGATCAAGGAGGCCTCGGCCGCCGGAACAAACCTAAACGTGGTCGCGCAGATCGGCCTGGTGACCGACGGCACTCTGGGCATGACGCAAGTGGGCGACTTGGTCGGAACGATCGCCGGCGGTGTCCAATCGAACTTGCCGGGTCCGACGGCGGAAACTCAGCATCTTCAGCTCCAGCTCCATTTCGATTCGACCGATCGGCTTGGCAACGAAGGCTTCGTCGATTTTGGCACGATCCGCTTTCCAATGAGCGAGCTTCGCTCCGCCAAGCTTGAGAACCTCGCCGGCACCGAGCTGCTCGAGCTCGCAGACTCCGTCTCGCCGTCCGAGGCGAGCGACATCGCGATCAACTACTGCAGCGACCCGCAGAATTTTCAGATCAACCCGCGATGGTGCGCGACGGTGGCGGAGGGCTTCGGCCTCTGAGATGGATAACATCATGCCCGACGACCGACTTTCCCACGTGATCGAGACGCTGCGCCGAGCGAGCGACCCTGCGTTGCTTGCCGAGCTGAAGGCACAAAACCACGAGATGCTGCCGGCCGCTCGAGAACGGGTTGCGGCGCAGATAGCCGACGCGGAGGCGAGTGGAGACGCCGAACGCGCCGACGCGCTGCGCAAGTTGAAGGCACAGCTCGACAATTTCGAGCTTTGAACTCGGCTTGGTCGTCACGCTGACGGCCGAGCGGCAGGAGAACATCAATGGCAGACGATCTCGAAGTTATCCTGGACCGATGGCTCGATGAGAACGTGCACAACGTTCCGGGTCTGTCGGACGCCGAGCAGCTCGACGCGGAAATCGACCGACTGAGAGCCAAGCTAAAGCGCGATCTCGATGCACACTTCACCGCGATCGACGCCACTTACGAGCTCGACGACGTCCTTCAGGCCAAGCTGGAATCGGTGCTCGATCCCGAGCTCGGCTTCCGCGACTTCGACTAACCCCCAGCCTCGAGCTTCAGCTTCGTCATCAGCCCGCCGTCGCTGGTCAGCGTGTGCTCGGCTTCGGCGACGAGCCAGGACCGGGCGTCGATCTCGGGCTTGAAGCCGCTCACGCCCATCGGCCTTTCGGGAAACAGGTCCGGCCGGCCGAGCGCGAGCTCGATCTCGAATTCGGCCTGCGCGCGGTCCATCTTTTTCGCGGCGCCTTCGGCCGCGCGCTTCGCCGCACCCTCGCTGGCATAGATCCGCTTTAGGCGTTTGGCCGGCTTCCCCGATGCGCCTGACCCGCCGATCGTCACCGTCTTGCGCGCGGCCTCGTCCTTGTCATGCCAGCGGGCTTCGACCCCGCCGAACTGTCCGCGTTCCCCGCGCCGATAGCTGTAGTGGTCACCGCTGCGGCGAGTAATCGCCCCGGCCGGGATCGCCGTTCCCGACACCGCGCGCGCGGCGCCGATCGGCGCGAACAGCAGCGTGCCGTTCTTGACCGTCGCGGCCGCGTCGTAATGCCGGCCGAGCATGCGCAGCAGCGCGCCATCGCTCATTTCGTCCTGGTCGAGCACCGGGACCTCGATCGACGCGAGGGACGAATCGACGCCGGCCGTCAGGCCCTGGCCCGTGGCGATCTCGCGCACGATCGCGCCGAGCGTCCGTCCGACGTGCGGCTTCTCGCGCCGGCGGTCGAAGCTGGCGGCGAAGTCGGCCGATCGCGCGCGGATCGTCACGACGTCGGGCGGTCCCTCCCAGCAGGCCTCGTCGACCTTGAAGCGCCCCTTGTCGACCAGGCCCGGCGTCACGTCGGGGCCGTCATGCCAGCCAAGCTGCAGAGCGAGCACGGCGCCGGGCTGCGGTATGTCGAGCTTGCCGTCATGGTCGGACAGCACGAGCTCGAGGCAGTCGGCCTCGCCTCCGCGTTTCTCGCTCAGGGTCAGCGAGACGAGCCGCGGCGAGATCTTCTCGAGGAATTGCTTGCGCAGCGCTTCGGCGAAGGTGTTGGCGGAGCCGGGCCCGAGATCCTTGCCCTCGAGCGACAGGCGATAGTCTGCGCGGTTCTGACGGGCGGGCACTTCGTCGCCCTATCGCTTCGCTACTTGAGGGCGGGGCAATTCACCTGCGCACGCGACGACGTGCAGCGCCAGCTGGTCGCGCAGGCCGGCCAGCGTATCGTCTTCGAAATGCGCACCGCAGCTACATCCGCCCGAGACGTAAAGGCGCTTCACCATCACGCCAGTGTCGCGGCCGTAGAACCGACCGCTTCCGCGCTGGTGCGGCGGTTCCGAGCTGCCCATGTCGGCCGCCTTGGGTTGGTATCCACGGTGGGTCATGCCACTCTCCTCAGCTCGATCGTGAAGTCGGCCCGGCGCGGTTGCCCGGTGTCGATGAACAGCGATTGCGCCTCGTCGATCGATTCGATGACGAAGTCGCCGTGCACCAGTCCCTGCGCGTCGACCAGCGGATGGGCCTCGCCGTCGTCGCCCATCGTGCGGAGCGTGCGCAATGCCGAATGGCGGCCGGCGAGGCCGGGCAGGATGACGCCGGCAAGCGTGATCTTGTCGCTCCCCGGGCCGAGGTACTGGCTTGCCGGCCGCGCGCCGACGCGCGGGCTTTCGGCGTGCCGCCAGTCGGTCCGGCGGCGGAGCTCGAGATAGGGCGCGCTGCCGATCTCGAACGCAAACTGGCCGAGTGCCATCAGCATCAGTCGTCTCCGAAGCCCGAGCCGCGACGCTTGCGCTCCTCGTCCTCAAGCAGCTTCTTGACCCGCTGGGCCAGGTCTTCGCCGCTCTCGCCGGGCTGCTGGTAGATCTGGATCGTGATCGGCGCCGCGGACGACGCACCTTGCGCCGCGCCGGCACCGCCGCCGCCCGACGCCGCGAGCGGTGCGCCGGTCGACAGGGCGGCCGCGCCGGCAACGCCGGCCGCGAGACGGCGAGCACTGGCGAATGCCTGGCTTTGCTTGCGGTCGATGCCGAGCGCGAGGCCGCCGGCCACGTGGCCGCCCATCGCCATGAAAACCCGCGACGGCGATTTGATGCCGAGGTAACTCTTGAAAGCGGCGATGCCGCCCTTCGCCATGGCGATCAGCTTCGTGGCCAGGAACGCCGGGTTGAAGGCCATCAGCAGCCCGGTCATCATCGTCTTGCCGAGCGTCTTCATCCAGTCGGGCAGGCCGGACATGAAGCCTTTCACCTTGGCCACGCCGGCATGAAAGGCCGCGGTGATCGTGTCCCAGTTGGCGTAGATCGCGTAGGCGAGCAGGCCCACGACCGTCAGGATCAACCCGATCGGGCCGAGGAGGAAGCGGAAGGCGAGGCCGAGGACCCGCACCGCCGCCGCCGCCTTCGGGAACACGGCCGCCACGGAACCGAGCAGCTTGTACTGCTGCCACAGCTTGTAGCCCGTCGCCATCGGGCCCAGCAGCCCGCCGAACGCCATCTGCAAGCCGCCGATCGCGATCTTGCCGACGGCCATCGCCGCGAACAGCTTGAGCAGCATGCCCGCGGCGGCCGGGTGCTCGCGCGCCCATCCCGCGACGGCGTTCGCGGCGGTTGTCAGGTAGGTGGTCGCCTGGCGCAGAAACGGCAGCAGCACCGGCGCGACGCTCAGCGCCAGATTCGCCATCGCGCCGCCGAGCTCGCGCAGCTGGACGGTCTGGTCGTTGGCGACGCGCTGGTCGAATGCCCGCAGCGTCACCCCGTCGGCACCGGCGATCTCGCCGCGCATCTTCACGAAGTCCTCGTAGTCGAGCATCAGCTGACGCATCGCCTGCTGCGCTTGCATGTCGGGGAACAGCTCGCCGATCCGCATCTTGTCGCCGGCGGTGGCCTTCCTGGTAAGGGCGATCATGGTTTCGAGCGGGGAGACGCCTTGCTCGATCCCATTCTTGATCGCGGCGAAGGCGTCGATCCCCTTCTTCTCGAATTGCTTCAGCGTCGTCGTCGCCGTCAGCTTGGCGAGCAGGTTCTGCATGTTCGTGGCCGCCTCGTCGGACGAGCCGGTGCCCCGGCGGACCACCTCGAGCGCGGCGACCAACTCGGCACCGGCCTTCTCGCCGGACTGGCCCATGGCCTTAAGCTGGGCGGTCAGCCCGGGGAAGGCGCGAGCCATGTCGCGCGCCTCGAACGCGCCCTGGTTGCCGCCGGCGGCCATCATGTCGAGCAGCTTGGTCGTGCGCGCGAGCGGGATCTCGAGGCTTTTCATCCCGGCATAGACCGATGCGGCCGCGTCGGTCCCCTCCACCTTGAACGCGGTCATGAACTTGCCCATGGGCGCGGCCGCCTTGACCGCCTCCTCGGGGGTCAGGCCCAGGCCGGCCAACGTGTCGACAGCGGCCGCCATCTGGTCGGGCAACTGCTTGCTTGCCCGCGCCGCGGCGAGGATGTTGTTGCGAAGGCGGGCCGCGGCTTCGTCGCTCAGCTCGGCCTTCTGCTGGATGTCGACCATCGTGCTCGAGAAGTCGGCCCCGGCCTTGCCGGCGAGCAGGAGCGGCGCAAGCATGGCCGCGCCCTGGGTCACATTGGCGCGCCCGCGGCCGACGAGCTCCTGCCCGCGGGCGCGTATCGCGGCGGCGCGATCGTCGATCTTGTTGAGCGCGGCCTGGCGCTTCAGCGCCGCGTTGGCCTTCTCGACCGCGCGCTCAAGGTCGCGCTCGCGGTTGGCCAGTTCGGTTACGTTGCCGGAGGCGTCCTTCAGCTCGCGGCGGACGCCGGCGAGCTCGCGCTCGAGCGCCCGGCCATCGCGGGCCATGTCGCGCAGCGCGCGGCTGCCGCTCTTGCCGAGGCCGACGAGGTTCTTCAGCCCGCCCTGGAGCTGATCGAGGCCCTTCTCGGCAAAATTGACGACGAGATTGAGGCGGTTATCCAACGCTCTTCACTCCCGTCCTCATTGCTTCGCCGCGTGCATCCGGTTCCATCGATCGACTGCGCGGCGGTGCCACGCCATCAGTTCATCCAGGCCCAGCGCGTCGAGCTCGGCGAGCGACCAGTGGAAGACCGCGGCGATGTCCGCCTGCCGGTCTTCGATCGTCAGCCCGTCAGCTTCTCGATCGCCAACTTCTGCGCCGGGCTCATAAAAAAACCGAAGATCGTCCCGCCGATCTCGGCCACGTCGTCCGCCTCGAGCTCGCTGACTTCGAGCTCGGTCAGCGCCGGGTCGGAGATCCGCGGCACGAGTCGGATCAGCGAGGTCACGTCGGACTGCAGCACGTCCTGCAGGCTGAGGCCGCGCAGATCGCCCGCCTTCGGCTTGCGCAGCGTCAGCTGGGCGACTTCGGTGTCATCGCGAGCGATCGGCGTGCCGAGTTTGACCGTCGCGGTCACCGGCGTCTTCGTGGTCATTTCGGTCATGGCAATCCTGTTCCTTCTTGTTGCGCTACCGCCTTCGGCTACTTGAGCGCCGGAACACTCCCCGCGCTCAAGTAGCCGAAGGCGGTAGCGCCGAATTAGCTTCCGATGATCGCGCGGATGGCGGCCATGCGGTCGACGCCGCCGATGCTGTAGATCCCGCCGATCGCGTCGATCTCGACCTCGACCCGGCCCTTGATCGTCCACTTGAGGTAGGAGAGGGTCGACTGGACCTTCCATTCGGTGTCCTCGCCGGCCTCGGCGCTGCCCGGGTCGAGTTCCATGTGCCGGCCGCGCGTGACCAGCTCGGCCGCAACGGGAAGCCCGCCACTGTCCGACTGGTAGGCGCCGACGAAGCGGAGCATCGCGCCATCGGCGCTGGTCAGCCCGAACTGGCGCAGGACGCCGACGACGATGCCGCCATAGGTCGCGGTCATTTCGAGCTTCTCGAGCCCGAGATCGGCGTCGACCGGCGCCAGCATGCCGGCGCCGCGATACTCCTCGCCAGCCATCTTGAGCTTCGGCAGCTCGATCTGCTTGGCCACGCCGAGATAGGACGTGCCGTCGTTGAAGACGTTGAACTGCTTGAGCTTGGCGGGAAGCATCTCTTTTCCTTTCGCGCTACCGCTTCGCTACCTGAGCGCGGCGGAGATTATTCTTCGTTTCCGGGCGATCAGAGCCGCTGCAGCTGGTCGGCGAAGTTCGCGTAGAAGCGATCGGTGACGCGCTGGTTGAGCGTCAGCCCCTCGAGCGGCGCAGTGTCGGTGAACTCGTAATCGAGTGCGAGCCGGCCGCTGGCGAGATAGGCCGCGGTGTTGAGGTCGGTGTCGAGCGGGAGCACCTCGCCGCCGATGATGCGGCCTTCGGCCTTCAGCTGGCGGAACGCGGCGTTGATCGTCTCGGTCACGTCGCGGACGAGCTGCGGCGTCAGCGGCTTGTCGATCGCCCAAGCAAGGCCTTCGGCGATCGTGTCCTGCAGCGCCTGGCTCGTGCGGACGCGGCTTTCGAACGCCCACTGCGCGTCGTCGGAGCAGGTGCGGTTGCCCCAGAAGCGGAAGCCGTTGAGGCGGACCATCGTGGTCACGTCGCCCGTGTTGAGCACGCCGGCCGTGGTCGACTCGTCTTGCAGGTCGAAGAGGACGTCCTTGGTCAGGCCGCTCACACCGTTGACCGCGACGTTCGACAGGGTCTTGTGCCACCCCGTCTGCTCGTCGATCTTGGCGCGCATGCCAAGCGCGCGGGCAACCGCATCGCCGGGGAACTGGCCGCCGGTGGCGAAGTCCGGCCAGATCAGCATGAGCTCGCGAGCCGCGAAGTTCCCACGATAGAGGACGGCCGCCGCGGTGTCGGCGCCGATCGCGGCGGCGTAGACGAAACCGCGCAGCTTTTGCGCGGCGACGACCATCGCCTCGGTCACGTCCTGGCTGTCGAGCCCGGGTGCGCCGAGAATGCGCGGTCGCACCCCGGTTTCGGCCTCGGCTGCGAGCAGCGCCTGAATGCCGCTCCCCTGGCCGTCGACCACGTCGCCGATGACGTTGACGGCGGTTGCCGCGTCGTCGGCGCCTTCGGCCACACGGACGACCACGAGAACCGGCGTCACCTGGTCGGCGATCGCCTCGAGCGTCGGGAGCAGCGTGCCGCCGTCGCCGGCCTTGGAAATGGCGTCACGGATGTCGGTCACCAGGACCGGGCGGTCGAGCGGGAAGGGCTCGTCCACGCCGCCTGCGAGGGCGGTAGCGGCGAGGGCGGTGACGACCCCGCTGCCGTCGCTGGCGCCCGTCGCGGCCACGGCGACAAGCGCATTGGCGTCGGCGTCACCTTCGATCGCCGCCTCGAGCTGCGCGGCAGTGGTCGTAATCGCGCCGGCCACGCCGGTCGCGAGACTGACGGTGATCGCGTCACCGACGACCGAAACGTCGATCGCGGCGTTGTTCGCGGCCGGATCGACCAGCGCGATCGTGGTCGCGTTGCCGAGCGCGCCGGCCTTCTTGCTGGTGAAGGTCAGCGCGTTATCGTTGGCCACGACGCCGATCGCGGCCGAAGCCTTGACGTCCGGCGTGGCATTCGGCGCCGTCGCGACCACGCCGATGACGGCCGTGGCGACGATCTGCAGGGCGCGGGTGCCGGTGGCGGGCTCGGTGACCTTGATGCCGTGGAGCATGAATCGGTTCCTTCGTTAGTTCAGGCGCGGGAGCGGCAATGTCAGCCGGGTGAAGCTGTTGGGCCGCGGAATGTCGGTGCGGTGGCCTTCGATCAGGAGCGCGGCCGTGCCGCCCCCCTGATCGCTACTTGGGCCCTTCTCGAGAAGGCAGCGGGTGAGCTTGAGCTCGGGCAGCCAGCGGCCGAGCGCGCCGGCCGTGGCGGCGTAGATCTGCAGCAACGTCGCCGGATTGAGCGGCTGATCGAGCAGCGCCGGCAGGAGCGATCCGTAGTCGCGGCGCATCACGCGCGTTCCGATCGGCGTCAGCAGGACGTCGGCGATCGCCTGGCCGAGCCAGGCGTCGTCCTCGAGCGCCTGCCCGGTGGTTGCGTTCATGCCCTTCATCAGGCGATCCTCTCGATCGCCGCGCGCAGAGACGACCATGCCGTCAGCGGTAGCCAGGTTACCGCCCGCCGAAGACGGCGGCGAGCCGGCAACCCGCCGTCGACCCTCCACCAGAGCCAGCTCGTGCCGACCCACAGTCCGGCGATGAAGGAAAGCGCCAGCATCAGAGCGGCTCACCGCTCTGACCGCCGCCGGGCTGAACGCCGGGGTGCTTGTGGCTCTTCAGACTCTTGCCGCCGCCGATCGCGTCCTCGTCGGCCGTGAGGGTGCCGGATACGCTGGCGTCGCCGTCGATCGAGACATCGCCGGCGATGCTGACGTTACCCTCGATCTCGACGCCGCCGGGTGCGATCATGCGGATCTTCGCGCCGGCCGGCAGAAGGAAGTCGAGCTGATGGGCCTCGGGATCGTAGGCGAGCAGCGCGCCGTCTTCGAACGCGACGAGCTCGCGCTTGCTGTTGCCGGCGATCGGGAACGCAGTCTGCGGGAGCGCGCCGAGCGCGATCGCCGCCTCGATGTCGCCGGCCGGGCAGAACAGCAGAACCTGCTCGCCTTCGGACGGCGGCGACCAGATGCGCGTGCGGCCCTGGCGCCCGGTGGAGAAGGGAATCGCGGCGGTGACGACGTCGCCGGTTTCGACGGTCACCGTTCCGGCCTCGAGGTCGACCGACGCCACGGTCCCGAGACGCAGGAAGGCGGCCGGATCGAACGGCTCTTCGTCGGCGGAATGGGCGGCGCGGACCATGACGCGGCACTGTGCCGCGCAAGGCGCGCGCCGGGCGAGCGGGGGCTGTTGTATCGGCGGGGCGTTACAACAGGGACGCTATCGCGGGCTGATACCGGTCACGCAACCTCGACGCCGGCCCATTCGCGAGCCCAGATGTAGACCTTCCTGAACTCCGCGAGGGTGAGAACCCGGTCGAGCTGGCCGACCCCGGCGATATCAACCTTCGGGTTCACGGCCGCATCGGCTAGCTGGTCGCCGCCGATCATGACCGGGCCGGCGTTGCGTACAGGAGCAGCCGGATCGACGAACGGCGCCGACTGATAGACCTCGCCGCCGAATCCCCAGGTCGCCTGGATGGTCTTGGCCGCGGTGTCGAGCGTCATGGCGACGAAGTGGAACTGCGCGTGCGGCGGCGCCGGAGTGCCGATGCCGGCCTGCCACTGCGGCGCGGCGCCGTCGGCCTGAACGGCGACATTGGCACAAAGCAGACCGCCGCTGACCGTGCCGTTAAGCCGGCCAACAAGCCCGCGCCACGTCGTCGAGTCGGTGATCGGCGTAAGCTGCCGGGCGATCGCGAAGCGGGTGTAGTCGGCGAGCTCGTTCTCGTTCGTCGCCATCAGCATGTGGTTCGCTGCCGAGGCCAGCAGGAAGGAGATATACTGCTCCTCGTAGGTCAGCGCGCCGACGACCGAGGCGTTGCCGCGGTCGGCGACCAGGTTGTCGTTCGAGCTGTCCGCGTCGCCGCCCAGCTTGAAGAGGTCCTTGAGCGCGTCGGGCACGGGGAAGCCCGCATAGCCGAGCGGATCGACCGTCGGCGTGATCGCTCCGTTGTTGATGTCGATACCCATCGGATTGCTCCTGTTCGTCAGAAGGGTGCGGTGCGGAAGGCGACGAGCCAGCGATCGTCGCGCGAGCGGAACTGGCTTTCGTCGCTGCGAACGTTCCCGCGCCACTTGTTCGGATAAGTCAGGTCGGTCCCGGCATCGGCGTAACCGAGTTGCCAGCCCACCGGCAGCGGGTCCTCCGCGACGATCCTGATCTTCCCGGTGCCCGGGATAATCGTGACGCTTTCGATCGCCAGCGGCGCGCCGCCGGCGTCGTAGGCGTTGAACCCGTAGTTTGCCGCTTCGGCGACCTTCGTGGTGTCGAGTACCAGCGAACCGCGCTCGAGCGTGGTGTCGAGCAGCGCGACCCGGCCCTGGCTGCGCAAGCTCGCGGGACGCAGGGGCTGGTAATCCTCCCCGTCGATCGCGACGCGCTTGATCGCCTGCGCGAAGTCCCTTCCGCTCTGCGCCGCTTCCGTGCCCGGGATATGGACGTTGGCTGCGCCGAGCGACTGGAACTGGTATGACGGGCCGCAGCAATAGAGGTTGTCGAAGGCGTCGAGGCCGGCGACCTGGCTGGCATAGCGGGACTGCGCCGACGTCGCGTTGGCCGGGGTGGAATCCAGGACCGGCGCCTGCCAGGTGATGAGCGGAACCGGCCGATGATCGGCATCGTGGGCAAGGGCGAAGCCTTCGATCAGCTGGCGACCGGCTTCGAGCTCGGCGGGATATTCGGCGATTGCGTCGCCGGGCAGGCCGGGCTCGTCGCTCGCGCCCACGTTCTGGCGGATGGTGATGGCCAGGACCCGCCAGCTCTTCCCTTCGACAGCGCAGACGCTGGCCAGTTGCGCGATCGCGTCCTCGGCGCTGGCCATGTAAGGGCCGGCGGGATCGAACAGGGTTTCGATCGACTGTGAGCCTTCGCCCACCGCGGCGAACAGGAACTTGGGGCCGTCGGCGTTCGGCGGGATGTTGTTGTGGTCGCGCAGCAGCTCGACCAGGCGGTTGCCGCAGGCGATCGCGCCGGTCTCGCCGAGGGCGGCGGTGGGGTGAAGATCGGTGCCCGTTTCCGCCAGCTCGACGCCGGTGACGAACGACTGCAAGGCGGAGGCGTTCTCCGCGACCGTGTCCTGCTGGCGCACCCCGCCGTTGAAGGTGATCACCTGCGCGAATCGCGACTGGCTGTTGATGACCGGCAGCGATTCGTACCCGAAGTCCCACGACTGGCCGGGCAGGAGGACGAGGTTCACGTCGGCAAGGTCGACCGGGATGCGATCGGCCGGGCCGTAGAACAGCCGCTCGACGTAGGCGGCCGAAGCGACAAGCCGCGCTGCGTAGAGATCCGCGATACGGCGCTGCCCGGTTCCGGTCAGTGCCTCGATAATCTCGCCTTCGTCGGTCAGGGTCCGCTGGCCGGGCGCGTCGCGGTTGCTCAAGCTGTCGCCGGATGCGAAGCCGAAGGCGCGCGAAAGCAACGAATCGCGAAACGATCCGCTGATGAACTCCCACGCGCCGGTCTCCATGTCGATCCGCGCCATGATCGACCTGTCGAGCCGGTTGACCAGGCGGATGAACTTGCCGGCCACCGAGGGGAAGACCGGAAGGAGTTCGGAGATCGTGGACCGCAACGTCTCGAAGACGCCGGGCTCGGTTTCCTTGACGACGGGGACGGCTTCACTGCCGTCGACCTCGGCGGGGTCGAGGGAATCGAGTTCGGTGATCTTGGCCATCAGGCGTGTCCTTGTTCAGGCCAGAGCGGGTGTTCGCGTACTGCGAAGCGGGAGAGCTTCCCGGCGGGCGTCAGCGTCACTTCGGCCTCGATCGCGTCCGAGGCAGCGCGGACGGCGTCGATCGCGGCGAAGCGACTACTTGCCGCCGAATGATCCTTCGCCTGCTCGCTGGTATGGGCTGGGGTCGCCAAAAGGCGGAGGTCGTTGAGCTGGCGCCAGGGCGGGCTGGTCGCCTCGATCCGCCGTGCGGCCTCGCGCTTGACGGCGCGCAGCAGCTCGGCGCGCTGGTCGATCTTGGCGCGGACCAGGCGGGGCTTGCCGGTCTCCGGCTCCGGCTCGATCTCGCCGCCTTCGGCCTGCCCCGCGATCAGCTTCTGCCGCTGCGCTTCGGTGACCGGCACCGCGTCGGCCGGGATTTGCGACGGCACGTGGACCTCTTCGAGATAGAAGCCGCGGGTCGAGGGGCTGTAATAGCGCTTCATGATCACCTCCCGATCGAGATCCATCCGAAGCCCGACGACGCGGCGGCGTTGTTGACGACGGTTCCCTGCGTCAGGGTCCAGCTGGACCCTGCGGTGTTGCCCTCGTTGCCGGTGTCGGTGTTGTTGCCGGCGGCGATGAACTTGTTGACCGAGCTGTAGGCCACCGGGAAGGTCACCGTGGTCGAGCTGTCGCCGCCGCAGGTGCCGTTGCCGGCCTGGACGATCACGTCGCCGATCTGGAAGACGAGCGCGGCGCCCGAGACGTAGGACGCCGGGATGAGGCTCAACAGGCCGAGCGGCGTGACCGCGACATCGTCGAGCGCGCGGGCGAGAGTTTCGGCGCCGCTTGCCTTGGTCACCGTCACGACGCGGCTCGCAGTCAGGTCGCCGCCGCCGGTGGCGAGACCGCCGCCGGTGATCGTGCGCGCGAGCAGCGCGTCGATCAGCGCCTGCAGCGCGTCGTCGCCGTCGCCGCGATCGACGATCTCGGCGGCGAGGTCGGCGATGACCGGGGCGAGGAGGGCGGAAAGGCGCTCGGCGAGCTTCAACGGGGTGACGATGCGCTCGTCGTCGAGCCCGGCGTCGACCTCGGCTTGGGTGGCGAGTTCCGCGACGCCCTTCTCGATCTCGGTGGCGGGCGGATAGAGGAAGGTCGCGTCGCCGAATTCGATCGCGCCGGCGATGTCGTTCGAAAAGGCGCAGTCGAAGGCGAGCAGGAAGCTGGCGATCGAGACCTTGTTGAAGATCGGATCGGCCTGGCTGAAGGCCGCGAACAGCGTTCCGTCCGCGAGGTAGAGCCCCAGCGAGCGCAGCTCGTAAGTGTCCGCGCTGGCGTCGGTTGCGGTCATGTGGATGATGTTGTCGGCCGCGGACTGGCCAGCGATGCCGGGGATACGCTTGAACTCGCCGGGGATCCCGATCAGCGTCGGCGCGACGTCGAACGTGTCTTCGCTAAGCCCGATTTCCGTGATCTCGATCGGATCGGTGACCGCGTTCTCGGCGTCGACCAGCGCGTCGAGGCCGGCCGCGGTGATCATCATGGTCAGCGGGAGCATCAGCCAGCCCTCATGTAGCGGAGCGATAGGGCCATCACGTGGTCTCCAGAAATTCGCCGTCGTGGGCGGCGATCGGCTCGCCCAGCTCGGTTTGCAGGTAGTCGGCCCACTCGGGCTCAAGCGCCGTGTCGCGGTCCATCCCGGCATCGACGCGCAGGAAGCCCGCCAGCTGGGCGGGCGCGAGCAGGTAGGCCGCTGCCTGCATGGTCAGCTTGTGGACCGCCAGCATATGGGAGCGGAGGGGCTTGACCGCCGCGATGTCGCGCAGCAACGCCGCAACCAGCGCCTCGTCGTATTCGACCTCGGTCTCGGCCCAGAGCGGCAGCTCGAGGCGGAAGGTGTGCGGTTCCAGCGTTTCCTTGTCCTCGAACCATTCGACCAGGTCGATCAGCGGATCGAAGCGGTCGAGCACGCCGCGCAAGCTGGCGCGGGTGCCCTTGCGCCGCTGCGCTTCGATCGCACCGGCCACTGCTTCGCGCTTCTGCGCCTCGGTCCACGCCGTATCCCACAGGTCGATCGACAGGCCCCATGCGATCCACGGCAGCAGGAAGGCCGGGCAAGTCGCCGGATTCCACGCCTCGCGGATCGGCACCGGCACGTCAGCCAGGCGCGCGGTGGCGACCTCGATCGCCCGCTCGGCCGGCGTGGTGTTGGGCGGAAGGAGCGACGTCACTCGTCAATCCCCGCGATCGTCACGGCGATCTCGCCGGGAGAGGCAACTTGCAGCGCGGTCACGACGACGTCGGCCGCCGGCAGCACGAGGCCCACGCGCTGGACGCCGGCGACGTGAAGCGCGGCCATCAGGGCAGACCGGGGAATGTCGCGGCCGAGGCGGTGGGAATCGGCGAGATACGAGGTCAACGCGGCCGATGCCGTGTCGGCGATCAGCTGGGCGTCGGGCCCGGCGTAGAGCGTGAGCTCCGCCTCGATGTCGAACGACACGAGCTCGGCGGACTGAACGGTGACCTCGTCGGTCAGCGGCCGGACGTCGTCGGCGCTGAGCGCGGCATTGACCGCGGCGAGCAGTGGGGCGTCCGCCGTGCCATCGCCCGTGCGCGAGAGGACCGAGACGACAACTTCGCCCGGCGCCGGGCTGGTGGCCGAAGCATCGAGCACGTCGGGATCGGCGGAGAGGGCGTGAAAGACGTAGGCGCTGGTCGGGCCAGCGACGGAGTAGGAATCGGGTGCGAGCAGAACGCGCCGGCGCAGATCTTCGTCGCTTTCCATGACCGCCTCGATCCCGTCGTCGGGATCGGCCGGTGAAAGCTCGAGCCGCGCGACGCCGAAGATCGCCGCCAGATTGTCGAGATCGCTGCCAGTGGCATACGCGATCATGTTGGCGCGCGTGGCTTCGTTGATCCGCTGCCGCAAGTTGAGCTCGCGATAGGCGCAGACCTGCAGCAGCTTCATGGCCGGATCGCTGTCGCTCAGCGCGTCGAGCGTCGGGGCGAGCGCGACCAGCTCGGCGCGCATCGCGGCGAAGATCGTCTCGAAGTCGAGCTTCTCGACCACGTTCGGCGCGGGCAGCCGCGAGAGGTCGACCGCGGTCGATGAAGAAATGGAGCCCGGCATAGAGCTGGCGGTGTCCTATCGCTGCGCTGCTTGAGGACGCAGCTATCGCGCGTGCGGCGCGCCGGCGGCGAGGCGGGGCTGTTGTATCGGCGGGGCGTTACAACACGCTTGTTGGCGCTACCGCGCTTCGCGCTACTTGAGCGCGGGGCCTCAGTCCCGATCGAGCCAGGCGAGCAGTTCGTCGGCGATCGCGTCGATGTCGCCGGGGCTGAAGCCGATCTGGCGACGCGCCGGATAGCGCGCGCGGATCTCGCGCCCGCGGCTCGTCTTGCCGACGAACCCCTCGAGCCCGAAATGATGCTCGGCGGCCACGCGGCCGACGCGCGGGTTGCCATACGACAGCTCGACGCCTTCGGCCGAGGCACGCACCCGCAGGTTGCGCGCCTTGGAGATCTCGCGGAACATGCGTCGGCCGCGGCCGGCCTTGTGCCGCTGCTCGCGGTGGCGCTTCTTGCGCGGAGTCATCGGGCTGCCGTCCGGCTCGACGTTGGCCTGGCTTCTTTCGGCGTTGGATCTGCGGAGCCGTTGGCCGATCTTCTGCGCCACCGCCTTTCGTCGCGCCGGCGAGATGTCCTGCAGCATGGCCTCGCAATAGTCGGCGAAGTGCTCGAGCGCCGCGCCGGGGTCGCTCATGTCCCTTCTCGCGCTACTGCTGCGCTACTTGAGCGCGTCACGGGGCGGGCGCCTGCAGAAGAATATCGCCGGCGATCGTGATCTCGTCGAGTGTCGTCCCGGCCGGCACGTCCGCGAAGGCGGGCTCGAGCTGCGGCTCGGCGCGATAGACCGGAGCGCCGTCGACCACGTCGACCGCTTCGCTGAGCTCGACCTCGATCTCGATGTCGACCTTCGTCTCGTCGAGCACGTAGACCTGGAAGCTGAAGGCCGTGTCGCCAGCACGGTGGTTTTGCAGCAGCTCGGGCTGCGCGACCCGGACCCAGTCGAGCACGGCGAGCGCGAGGCGGTTGGGATCGCCGTCGAAGTCCATGACGCTGGCCGTGAGAGTGTAGCGCCACTCGAAGCCGGTGGCGGCGGCGGCGCCGGCGGGCCCGGCGCGCGCAGCGATGCGCCCCTTCTCGATGAAGACCGCCAGCGATTGCGGGTTGCGCTCGAGGTCGGGGAAGGCGGCGACGATCGCGGCGCGGAAGGAATCGTGCTTGCGCATCCCGGCTACCTCCCGGTGGTCGGCCGGCTCGCTTCCTCGAGCTCGAGCGCGAGCGAGCGGCCAGCCTCGGCCTTGACGGTGTTGATGGTGCAGATCCTTACGTCGTCGGCCGTGACGACAACCAGGCGGCCATCGGGGCCTCTATCACCAGCAGGACGGCCTTGGTCATCCAGCTGGGCCGTTCCACCGGCTCCTTGAGCACTTCCGGCGCCGTGATCTCCGGCGGCGGCAACGGGTCGGCCGATCGGACTTCCACCTGCCTGGGCCCACAGGCCGCCAGCAGCAATGAAATGCTCAGCGCGAGCGAGCTCGCCCGCAATGTCGACTTGCGCATGATCGTCGATCCTTTCCGCCAGCTGGCGATACGATGTCTCGGTCGCGGCCTTCGCCGCCGCCGCCTTCGCGTTGGCGAGCTCCGCGCGCTCGGCCACGAGTTCGACCGCGCGCTCGGAGATTTTCGCACGCGTTTTCCAGCCCTTCACCTCGACGAGCTCGATCCCGAAAACCTCGAGGTGCAGGCCCTGGATGCGGTATTCCTCGATCGCGATCGTCGCCGCCCAGGCGAGCAGGATCGCTCCGGTCAGCCCGATCTGGCCGGCGATGGCGGCGGCAAGCCGTTGCAAATTCGCAATCATCAGACACCGCTCCCCCGGCCGCAGAGATACATCGCCACGGCGAGCGCGAGCAGGCCAAGCTCACGCATCGCGCGCGTCATCGAGACAAAGCCTGATTTCGGCCGCACGGCGATTGACCAGGCCCTGCAGCTTGCGGCCGCCGGCGTAGACGTAGCGGCCGAGGAAACGGCAAGCCTCGGCCTGCTTGCCCTCGGCGAACAGCCGGGCAACGCTCGACTTGCCATAGGTGCCAAGCCCGACGTTGTAGGCGAAGCTCGTGTGCGCGGCCCACTGGTGCGGGTATTCGGCGATCGCCGGGTTGCGAATCCGCACGCCCTCCATGAATTCGGCGGCGCCGGCCTGCAGCATGGCCGTGCATTCGGCGTCGCTGTATCGCCGCATCGGCACGCGCGTCTCCCCGTAGCAGACCGTCAGGATGCCGATCGGATCGCGGTACGGGTCGTTGCGCTTGCCTTCCCACGGCGCGATCGTCGCGACGGCGAGCGCGGCCGCGGCGAGGACCGATCCGACCAGGCCGGCCTTGCCGGTCGCGACGCGAGGGACGTCAGACATCGGTCGCGCCCTTCTTCGCCCGGACTTCGCGGGCCCACTTCCAAAGGAGGTAGGCCGCCTGAAGTGCGATGTAGGCAAGGGTTGCGATGGCCACCCACTTCTCGAGCGGAATGCCCGCGAGCATGGCCGCGGTCACCGCGATCGGCGGGCTCGACTTGCCGACCGCGAACGCGGTCTCGGCGGTGTGTTGCGAGGGCAGGGTCGCGGAAGCCATCATGTCAATTCCAGAGCTGCACGGTTTCGAGGACCGGCACGGCATCCGCGGGCAGCGTGTCGGGGAGGGTGACTTCGGTTCCGCGCGCGATCGTCGCGCCGGCATCGGCGAGGCCGGGGTTGAGCTCGAGCGTCTGCTCGACCACGCCGCCGGCCGTCGTGCCGAGCTCGCGCCAACAAAGCAGGTCGAGCGTGTCGCCGTCCTGGGCCTCGACCCGCATCAGATCAGCTCCACGCTGGTGCGGGTCACCCCGAGAATGTCGCGGATCGCATGCGTCGCGGCGCGGCGCAGCTCGTCGGCCGCGCTCACCTCGTCGGCGTTCCGCTCGCGGCCGTCGCCCGTGGCGCTGACGTCGTTGTGGGTTTCGGCCAGCTCCGATGCGGCCATGCAGCAGACCGCGCGCACGTATAGCAGTTCGGCGGCGCTGGCGCCGTCGATCTCTTCGTCGTCGACGTCGGCGAGCGATGCCACGCCGTCGGCGACGTGGCCGGCTTTCCACGCCCTGAGTTCCCGCCGCGCGTAGACCATGCCGGCGCGCAGGCCGTCGCGGACGCGCATATCGCTGACGGCCTTCGCGATGCCGTAGGCATCACGAAACTGCGCGATCGAGACGCCCGGATAGAAGTCGTCGCCGGCGACGAGGTCTTCGGGATCGTCCGGCTCGCTGGCGGTGGAAGGCTGCGCGACGAAACCCAAAGGATACTCCAAGCCTTGAGCGCTCAAGAGCGCGGTTGCGAAGCACTGCCGCAGGCAGAACCGCGGTAGCGCCGACGAGATTTTCGGGGGGTGGGGAAGCGCGAGAGGAACGCGGTGGGCGGGACTTGCCCGCTCCGGCCTTCGTCTTCCGCCCCCCGAGCGCCGCGGGGCGAGATGGTCTGGCCGGTTGCCCGGCCGAAAGTCATTCGGGCGGCTCGGCGCCGAGATCTCGGAGCTGACGCTCGCGCTGTTCGATCATCTTCTTGACGCCGGCGTTGGAATCGAGCTGCAGCGCGCGCTTGAAGCGGCCGAGCGCGGTTGCCACGGCGGCGCGAATGCCGCCGGCCGGGCCCTGGTCGCCGGCATCGGCAGCGACCGCGAGATCCGCAGCGCGCAGGATAACCTCGCCGATCGCGCGCTCGAGCTTGGCGCGCACCTGGTCGGGCATGTCCTCTTCGGCCGTCAGTTCGGCGATCGTCTGCAGGGGCGCGAGCGCCGGCGCGCTGCTCTCGTCGAGCTTGAGCACCTTCATCGCCGTTTCGGCGAATTCCTCGGCGATCATGCAGCCGGCGGTGCGCTCGAAGCGCGACGGCAGTTCCATGCCGTGGCCGATGACAACGGCCGCGCGGGGCAGGGCGCGATCGGCGTCGGCGCAGTCGATCGCCCAGATCATGGTTCGGACGAGAACGTCGTCGGTTTCGATCCGCTTGCCCTCGTCCTTGGCTGCGGCGGCTGCCTCGAGCACGCCGACACACCAGTCGTCGTACTTGGGAAGGAGCTCGGCCTTGCGCTCGATCTTCTTCTCGATCGACTGGATCTCCGACAGCGCGCGGAGATCTTCGCCGAGCTCGGCGCGCCTGAGGTCGTACTCGGACACGGCGCGCGAGTTCTGGCCGCCTTGCGGGACGAGGGGCGCGCGACGGGCAAGACCGGCCTTCGCTTCGGGCGAAGCCGAGGCGGCGGCGTTCTGCCGGGCCATCATCCTTGCCTTGTGGCGCATCGCCAGACTGGTCATCGCACGTCCTTCGTTGCGCCGCCGCCTTGCGGTTGCCGTCGCGCGGGCTTCAGGTCGGCCGGCGGCTCGCGGAAGCCGCCGGCCTGTTCAGGTGTCGGCGTTAGGGAGCCGGGCGAGCCGGCGCGCCGCCGATGACGATATTCTCGACCAGGACCACGAGCTCGTAGTCTTCGACGACATAGTCCTCGTTGACGCTCTCGTAGTTGGCGATGCGATCGTATTCGGGCTCGTCCTTCAGCATCCGGCGGCGGGTCTCTTCCTGCCAGTAGATGCTCAGGTTATCGAGCCGGGTGATCAGGATCGCGTCGGCCGGGAAGAACGGCACCATCACCGGCGGCAAGCCGCCGATCAGCTTCTGCGAGCGCAGGATGCGATCGGTCGCTTCGACCTCGGTCGCGGTGGCGCCGGTCTGCTGGGCGATGTTGAAGTACTTGTCGTCGACCAGGTCGCGGCCGACGATGACGACGAGGTCGGTGTCGCCGGCGTGCCAATCGGGCAGCAGGCGCTTGGAGTCGATCACGAGCGCATCGAGCGAGCTGTAGTCGGCATCGGCGCTGGCCGATCCGCCCGTGGCGTTGTAGGCCGCGTTGGCGTCGAACAGTTCCACGCCGGCCTTGACGTAGATCGCCTTGAGCGCGGCGTTGTTGGTGCCGTCGGTCTTGACCGTCAGCGAGCCGTCGTCGAGCACCTGCTCCGGTGCCCGGTCGCGGATCTTGAACAGCCAACCTTCGTTGACGTCCTGCAGCAGCGGGTTTGCGACGCGGTCGGTCGCAACCGCGATGGAGGTGCCATTCCAACCGATCATGATCCGGTCACGGCCCTGCTGGCTGAGGATCGCGTCGCGGAGCTTGGTCTCGAAGTCTGGCCGATGGCGCCATGCATCGATCGCCGCGTAGCTGCGGGCCCAGTCGAAGTTCGTCTGAGTGCAGTCGTAGGTGTTGATCTCGGAATTGCCGGTCGGATCGGTCGGATCGCGCCGGTTGCCCGCGGCCGTGTTGACGCGGCCAGCGATCGTGCGCGTCGCCTCGAGCCCCAGCGTCTGGCCCTTTTGCTGGGTGACCGGGACGAGGTTGATTTGCTGAAGGAACTCGGACGATTCCTTCATCCGCTCCTCGAGCTTCTGCTCGATGGCCGGGTCGACCGCGAACTTCACGGATGCATTCGGCACGCCGTTAAGCTCCGCGATGTTCGAGACATAGTCGTTGAAGAGGAGACGGGTTTCGTTGCGCATCGCGGGGATCCTGTGGGTTTACTGGCGGGACGTGATCGGTTGACGTGGATGGGTGTTGCGGTTGACGATCAGCAGTCGGTCTTGGCGTAGTTCTGCTTGCCGCCGGCGGCCGCCGGGCGCTTCGGCGCCGAGCCTTCGGTGTTCTCGACCGAGGCCTTCAGCGTGTTGTGGTCGGCCTGCAGCTTGTCGAGGCGGCCGGTGAATTCCTCGCCCTGCTTGGCGATCGCGGCCGAAAGCTTCTCGAAGCCCTGGCCGATCGCGGCGGAGAGGTTGTCGTTCGCCGGCGTCGGCGGCGTCTCGACGGCGGTCGGAGACGGGGCGGGCGCGGGCGTCGGCTCGGGCGTCTTGCTGAAGCTCTTGAAGAACTCGGTCGCAGCCGCGAACATCGCCGCCGCGCCGCCTTCGGCCGGGGCCTTCGCCTCGTCAAATTCGAGGCCCTCGATCTCCTGCGCAGCCGAGAAGAAGTTGCCCTTTTCGATCTTGCGCGACGCGAACAGACTTTCCTTGCCGGCCTTCACCTGGCCGGCGGCGAATTCCATGATCTCCGTGCCGAGCGACGCCGGGCTGTCGGTCACGGCCAGGCCCTGCAGGTAGGCCTTTCCGGTCTGGGCGAAGACCGGGTTCACCTCCATTGAGCTGAACAGCTTTTGGCCCTTCGCCTGCACGGCGAGCAAGTTGTCGAGCGCGTCGACCTGAGCGAACAGGCCGAGCTTCTTGACCGGCTTGCCGCCGAGCTGCAGTTCCACGTCGCGCGTCTCGAGCGCGACGACATCGCCGTAGGCGTTGAACGGCGGCTCGGCGCTGAAGCCGCGGATATGTTCCATGTTGAGGCGAGCGGTGTAGGTCTTCGTGTCGTAGGTCGCAGCCATGTCGACGAGATCCTGGCGCTCGATCGTGCGGCCGTCGCAGGTGGCGCCTTCGACGCCGATGCAGAAGAATTTCGAACGCTTGGCCATGACGTCTCCGGCTCCGTTTCAAGGTGACCCCGGCCGGGGACTGCTCGGCCGGGGTCGAGGCATCGGCGAGAGGGAGAGGGGAGGTCCCGCCGAACTCGATCGCGTGTGAAAAGGGACGAGCAGGGCCGTTCGCTCAAGCCGGGGCTGTTGTATCGGCGGGCCGTTACAACACCGGCGGCGCGCGATGACGGCGCGGACCCGGTTAGCTGGCGCCCATGATCGGCGCGCTTCGCAAGATGACGATCCAGACGTGGGATGGCCCGCTGCCCGGCTTCGGTGACGTGATGTTCACCGCGGCCGGCAGCCGCTACATCGTGCAAGCGATCCGGCCGACGCGCGGCGCGGCGCCGAAGAGCGTGGCCAAGGCGCTGCTGGTCAAGCTCGCGCCGGACGATCCTGAGCCCGAAGGCGCCCTCCGCTTCCAATTCCACTGGTGCTCGAGGGATCGGAAGTGATCCTCGCACCGCTCGAGCGGCCGCATTACGCCGATGTCCGCCGCGAGGCGCGCAGCCTGTACTGGCGCGGCTACGGCGTGACGGAGATCGCCGACGAGCTCGAGCGGATCGGCGTGCGCCACGAGGGCGGCAAGCCGATCCCGCGCGCGACGATCGCCAGCTGGGCCCGGCGCGAGAAGTGGGAGGAAGCGCCGCCGCTGCGCGCCGCCGAGGAATCGGTCCTCGTGCGCTACCAGCAGCTTGTCGCCAAGGAAGAGAAGACCGGGAAGGACTTCAAGGAGATCGACCTGCTCGGCCGGCAGATCGAGCGCTTCGAGCGGTGCCGCAAGTACCGCGACAGCGGCAACGAGGCCGATCTTAATCCCAACGTCGCCAACCGCAACGCCGGGCCCAAGAAGCCGAAGCGGCCGAACCTGATCGATGCCGAAATGGCGGCCGCGCTGGTCGCCAGCTTCCACGAGGAGAACTTCGACTATCAGCGGGACTGGTGGAAGGCGTCGACCCTCCGCACCCGTTTCATCCTCAAGAGCCGGCAGATCGGCGCGACCTGGTACTTCGCCCGCGAGGCGCTGGTCGACGCGCTCGAGACCGGGCGCAACCAGATCTTCCTGTCGGCCTCTCGCCGCCAGGCGGAGATCTTCCGCCGCTACATCATCGAATGGGTATTCCGCGTCACCGGCGTGCAGCTGAAGGGCGAGCACCTGCTGATCGACCGCGGCGACGACGAGGAAGGCAAGCCGCTCGAGCGGCCGACGATCTTCTTCCTCGGCGCCAATTTCCGCACCGCCCAGGGCGAGCACGGCAACTTCTACTACGACGAATGCTTCTGGGCGCAGGACTTCGAGCGGATCGACGAAGTCGCCAGCGGCATGGCGAGCCAGCGGCGCTACCGCGAGACGTACTTCTCTACCCCGTCGACCACCAGCCACGGCGCGCACAAGAAATGGTCGGGCGAATGGTTCAACGAAGGCAAGCCAAAAGCCGACTGGACGAAGATCGAGGCCTACACGCCCGAGCAGCTGCAGGCGGGCGTGCTGTGCGACGACGGGATCTGGCGGCAGATCGTGTCGATCGAGGACGCGGCCGCTGGCGGCTGCGACCTGTTCGACGTCGCCGAGCTCCGCCGCCGCAAGGCGCCCGAGGTCTTCGACAACCTCTACCTCTGCAAGTTCGTCGACGACACGCAGTCGGCTTTCCCGATGGCGCTGATGAACCGCTGCCGCGTCGACAGCTTCACCGCGTGGAAGGACTTCGACGGCTACGCGCTGCGCCCTTACGCCGGCGAGGTCGCGATCGGCTACGATCCGCAGGAAAGCGCCCAAGGCGACGACGCGGCGCTGGTCGTGGTCGCCCTGCCGACGAAGGCGGGCGGCAAGTACCGTGTGCTCGATAAGCGGCGGCTGCGCGGCGACTTCGAGATCCAGGCGGCCGCGATCTTCGATGCGATGGCCAAGTACAACGTCGTCGACGTCGCGATCGACAAGAGCGGGGTCGGCGCCGCGGTCTATCAGCTGGTGCTGAAGCGATTCCCGCTGACGCGCGGCTTCGAATATTCGGCGCCGCTGAAGAACCTCATGGTGCTGAAGGCGAAGAACGTGATCCGCGCCGGCCGGCTCGAGTACGACGCCGGCGACAAGGACATCACCGCCAGCTTCCTGTCGATCCGGCCGAAGCTGACCAAGAGCCAGCAGCAGCTGACCTACGTCGCCGATCGGCGGTCCGACACGGGCCATGCCGACGTCGCCTGGGCAATCATGCACGTGCTGTTCAACGAGAGCCTCGATGGCGAGCTCGGGGGCGCGAAATCCTCACTGGAGATCTTCTGATGACCGAACGAGCGGTAACCCTCTACGATGCCCGCGGCGAAGTCCTGCCGCCGGCCTCGAGCGCGACGATCGACCAGGACGGCAAGGGCAACATCGTCGCCTTCACCTTCGGCGACCCGGAGCCGGTGCTCGATCGCGCCAGCCTGCTCGGCTACATCGAGGCGGTGACCAACGGCCGCTGGTACGTGCCGCCGGTCTCGCTTTGCGGTCTCGCCAAGGCGTTCGACATGCCTGGGCCGCACGCCAGCTGCATCCGCCTGAAGGTCAACCTCCTCGCCAAGCACTTCGTGCCGTCGCGCTGGCTCGATCGGCCGACGTTCCGCAAGTGGGCGCTCGACTTCCTCGCGCTCGGCAACGGCTATCTCGAGCAGCGCGACAACCTCGCCGGCAACCCGCTGCGCTTCGACCACATCCTCGGCCGCTTTGCTCGCCGCGGCGTCGACGAGGGCCGCTATTTCTTCGTCCCGGGATGGAAGCAGGAGCACGAGTTTCAGCCCGGCCGCGTCTTCCATCTCTCGCAGGAGCACCCGGCGCAGGAGATCTACGGCGTGCCCGAGTTCTTCAGCGCGCTGCAGGCCGGATTGCTCGGCGAGGCGGCGACGCTGTTCCGCCGGCGATACTTCCTCAACGGCGCGCATGCGGGCTTCGTGTTCTATGCCGCCGGATCGGCGCTTTCGAACGAGGACGCCGACAAGCTGCGCGAGCAGCTGCGCCAGGCCAAGGGCCCGGGCAACTTCCGCAACCTGTTCCTCCACTCGCCGAGCGGCAAGAAGGACGACATCCAGATCCTGCCGATCGGCGAGGTGACCGCCAAAGACGAGTTCCTGAACGTCAAGCGCGTCAGCCGCGACGAGATGCTCGCGGCGCACCGCGTGCCGCCGCAGCTGATCGGCGTCATCCCGGAGAACAACGGCGGCTTCGGCGACGTCCAGAAGGCGCTCGACGTCTTCATGTTGAACGAGATCGAGCCGCTGATGGGCCGCTTCGAAGAGCTGAACGACTGGCTCGGCCTGCCGGCGGTGGCCTTCACGCCCTACGAGCCGGGAAGCGCCGGCGCGGCCGCCTGACACGAGATTCCCGCCGGCAAGGCGGGGGTGGGGCGATGCCACGCCCACAACCGACGAAGCTCCTCGTCACGACCCAACGGGCCCGCCTGGGCCGCCCCGCCTGCCGGCCCGGCAGGCGGTCTATGGAGCAATACCTATGCGACCGAACTCAACCGCGTCCGAAATGGAGCTAGTTCAACCCTGCAGGCCCGCCGCGCCCTACGTGGGCGGCAAGGCTCGCCTGGCCAAGCGCATCATCGCCGAGATCGACCGCGTGCCGCACAAGGCTTACGCCGAGCCGTTCGTCGGCATGGGCGGGGTCTTCTTGCGCCGCCGATCGCGGCCGTCGAGCGAGGCGATCAACGACCTGTCGGGCGATGTCTCGACCTTCTATCGCATCCTCCAGCGCCACTACGTCGCCTTCCTCGACATGCTGCGCTTCCAGATCACGAGCCGTGCCGAATTCGAGCGGCTCAAGCGGGTCGATCCGTCGACCCTGACCGATCTCGAGCGCGCGGCGCGATTTCTCTACATGCAGCGCACCACTTACGGCGGGCTGCGCGAGGGCGTGTTTGGCGTGCGGCCGCTTCGGCCAGGCACGATCGACATCACGCGGCTGCCGTCGCTACTCGAGGAGATCCACGAGCGCCTGGCGCCCGTCACCATCGAGAGCCTGCCGTTCGACGACTTCATGCGGCGGTACGACCGGCCGGAGACGTTCTTCTTTATCGATCCGCCGTACTACGGCGTCGAAGGCCTTTACGGCGCGGAGCTTTTCTGCCGGGCCGATTATGAGACGCTGCTCGCCCGGATCGAGGGACTCCAGGGCAAGTTCCTGCTGACCATCAACGACCTGCCGCAGACGCGCGAGATGTTCGGCGGCTTCGAGGTGCGGCCGGTCGAGCTGCGCTACACCGTCTCGCACACCGTCGGGAAGGAGCTGCTGGTGGCCAACTTCCCGCTCGCGGCGAATGACGACGAGGCGTCGACTTAACGCCCGTGGTTCGGTGGACTAGTTCGGCCCGATCGGCGCCGGACTAGTCCACCCGCCTAAGGACAGCGTGGACCGTTGCCGATCGAGTGAGCGAGGCCGATCGATCGCTTTCCTGTCGAATATCCAAGCCGGTCGACGCCGTCGGCGAGCTCGAGCTCGGGGAACGCCGCGAGGCAGCGTTGCGCATCCGCCAGCTGGCGGAAGTAGTAGGCAACCGACTGGACGCAGGCGTTCGACTGGGCGGGCCCGGAAGACCACCCCGCCACGCCCAGCGCTTCGTCGAGCCATGCCTCGATCCGCGCGCCCAGGCCCTGCATCCCTGTGGCCGGCACCGCGACCTTGACCCTGACCGGATAGGCCCGGTCGTCGACCTTGTATTTCGGTTCTCCGCGCTTCGCCATGAAGGCCTGATGCCTGCGGGGAACGAGTCGGCGCAAGCCCTTTGTTCCGCGTTCGTTCCGACGTATAGACGCGGCATGGCGACTCGCACCCACACCACCACGTTACCGGGGCTGGATCTGCAGGGAGGGTCAGGAGAAGCGCCGCGCCCTCGTCAAGCGCAGGCCCCCGCGCGGTTCGTCTACGATCCGTCGCCCGAAGAGATCGCGGCTATGGCCGACGAGCAGCTCGAGGAGGTCTACGGCGCGATGCTCGAGTACGATGCGAGCGGCGGCCGGGTCACCCGCAAGCTGCGGCGAGAAATCGACTGCCGTGCCAAGGCGAGCGGTTAGCGCCGAATCCAGGGATCGACCGTGCGCTCGATGGTCATCTCGCCGGTGTAGGGCACGCACAGCGCCTTCGCCTCGTCGGGCGGTGCGTCGGTCCACTGGCGCCAGTCATCCGGCCGGAGGATGACCGGCATGCGATCGTGGATGCCGGCGACGTGGACGCAGGCCTCGGTCATGACCATCGAATAGGCCGGTCCCCATTCGGGCGTGTCGCGCCAGATCCCGGCCGCGGCGAACAGGGGCTGGTCGGGCAGCGACAGCCACGTCCTGGTCTTCGCGCCCTTCTCGCCCTCGGCCTCTGCGAAGGCCGTTAGAGGGATCAGACATCGCCGCTCGGCGAAGCTGAAGCGCCACATGAAGCTGTCGAGCTTGTCGGTGCGCGTGTTGTTGACCGGCTTCGGCTTGAGGGGCTGGCCGTTCTTGCCCTTCAGCACCAGCGGGAAGCCCCAGACCATGCTGCGCAGCTCGCCGCCGGCGACGACCAGGCCGGGCCGGCCGGGGTATACCTCGGCCGGCGCATTGCTCGAGCTCGTGGCGATCGCGCCGAACAGCCGCGCGACCTCGTCGGCCGACTTGGTCATGCGGTAGAGGTTGCACACCGGCGCTGGATGCGGCCGACGCGCGGCGCTGTCAACGCGCCGGCGGCCGCGCCCGATGGCCATCCGTTCACCCACGCCAGCCCGAGCCTGAATGCCTCGACACCAGCCCACCTCCACCCCGCGCGCCGCGCTTGCCCCCGCGCCTCGCCTGCGAGCTTTTTGGGCCACTTTTTATGCAAGGTTGGTCCGGCCGGGCCCCGGCGATGTCCGCCTCGCAGCGCGGCCTCAGCCGGTGGCCGTCCGTTTTTCGATTTGATGCACAAACCCGCGCAGTGAATTCACTGCCTGAGTTCGATTGTTCGGTCGCGGGGGTGTTGGTGGCTCGAGGTCCGCGGCGCGCATGCCATTCAGCTTGAGCGGATCAGGCTCCCGGTCGACGAGCGTCGTTAGGATTGCGGTCATGGATGGCGCGGCCACGAAATAGGCAACGCCACGGCAGTGGGTCAGGCGGCAGGCACAATGTCGATCGAGCAGCGTAAAGTCCGCCCCACGCCGGCGCGCGATCGCAGGAAGATCGACGTCGAAAAAGTGCCCGCAGTCGGCACAGCCGACGCGGACAACAACGCCACCCCGAATCATCCCTCCAACGGTTCGGAAGGCGGCCGGCCAGATCCGGCACGATCCCACGTTCCCTACATAGGACGAACCTTGCGCGTAGGAAAGCACGCCGGAGCGACCTTTCGGCTCGGCGATCCGGTGCGAGCATTGGCACGACCTTTGCTCCTCGGCCTCTGCCGAGCCCGGCCGGCATAGCCGGCCGTTCGACGGTGCGGCCGTCGACTTGGGTGAAGATGTTCTTGAGGGTTGGATGCCGCCAAACGAACAAACTAGCGCGTGAGGCCGCTAATGCGGCCTCACTCCTTCTGTATTTCTTGGTAAGTCCCCCATTGAAGTCGGCTGTCTGAACTCGCAGAGGTGGTCGGCCGAGCTGTGGTCGATTCTTCGAAAAAGCGCTGCGCCTCGGGGTCGTCGGGCCAGAGAACTCGTGCTCGGTCCGTCGGAGACGCGGCGGATATCTGGCGCGCGCGATCGGCGAGTTCTTGCGCGAGCGTCTTGCCCCCGGCGAAACTCCCGGAAACCACCCGCGCGACCAGGCGCGCTGTTTGACGATCCTTCCACGCCGGAAGCGGTGGCGATCCCTTTTGGCGCGGTAGGGCGTCGAAGTCGAACACACCGTCGAGCTTTTGCCGCAAATACATGAGCAGGCGCCGGGGCAATTCTTCGAAGTTGATGAAGTAGGCATTCGAGGTCTGCTCGACCGCTGGCGATGTCCGGCCAGTACGGACTGTGCGTCTAACCCAGTCGATCCCCGCCAGCTTACGCAGCTGGGCTAAGAGGTGGATCACTGTAGGCCGCGAGAAGCGCGTCTTCTCCATGATCGTCTCGATGCTCGGCGTGCAGCGGCCGGTCTCGTAGTCAGTGCAGCGCCGCAGAAGTGTTTCCGCGACTGCGATCGCGTTGTGCGTGAGCTGATGCGCCTTGCCGGCCAGCTTCGTCTCGTTGGCCAGCTCCTTCAGCCCCAGCACAAACCAACTGATAAACGTGAACACTTGATGTCGGGGCCGGCCGGCGAACGGCAGAACGACCTGGGCGCGATCGTCATCGGCATCGTAGCTGCCGCGCCATACCGGCTGATCGGTGCGCTCGCGAGGTTCCCGCCGATCGGCCGCGAGGACGTGATGATAGGGTGCGGCCGAGGCCGCGAAATTCGTGTTGACGCCTGACAT